CTAGGCACGACAGCACCGGAGATGATGTTGTTTCCATAAAGAAGAGAACCAGCAACTGGTTCACGAATGCCATCAATGTCAACAGGAGGTGCTGCAATGAAGGCGATGATGAAGCAAGTGGTGGCTGCAAGTAGACACGGAATCATCAGTGTCCCGAACCACCCGACATAAAGACGGTTGTTGGTAGAGGTTACCCAGGAACAAAACTCTTCCCAGGCACTACTTCTACGTTGAGAAATAATTGTAGATGCCATTTAAATAATTACAAGTAACCTCCCTCCCACCTCAATAGTTACTTAGAAGTTATACTTAGCACCGGCCTTTACGCCGTAGCTGTTAGTACCTCCAGTCAAAAAGCTGAGTTCACCGTATGCACTCAGTGCGTCAGATACGGGGACAGAACCACCAACCTTGCCGGACAGTTCAATCTCGGTGTCGCCTGCTTCAGGCAAAACCAGAGCAGGTCCAGCTTGGAGGTACCAGTTGTCACCTTCAAAACCTACGTGGCTTTCAATAGAAGATGCAGAATGATCTGAACCTGCGAAGCCGGAGTTTGACTCAACGTTCACATAAGGGCCAGCAACAGCAGCAGTGCCGAAGCCGAGGAGGATACCAGTTGCGATAATAGATTTCATTAGTTTTAAATTACTTTTTTTTTGCAGTTTTTGCGGCGCGTTTAAAGTTCTTTGCCGTAGGTGCGCCAGCAGACCCAGGCTTTCTCATTTTTTCTCCACTACCAGCAGCAATACGTTTGCGCTTGGCGTGGATATTTGCATAAAGACCTTGCTTAGCCATAACGTGTTTTACTTTTTCTTTTTACAAGAGGTAGTTGGGGTCCTGTTCTTTTTAAAAAGGTATCCTTTTCATGTGGATTACTAGTACCTTTTCCTTTGTTATAAATTTTTTGGTTACGTTGTGCACCTTTGTGACCAGGGCCAATTTCAAAAGAAGATGCAACACGACGTTTCCGTTTGCCAATCTTTAAACTGACATTACGTGTACTACTTTTTCTTACCAACTTTCTTGGCTCCCTTCTTTACTGGCGGGCGTCCTTTTTTAGTTCCGTATGTTCCAGGTCCGTAAGGCATTAGAATACTCCAGGGATAAGTTGTCCAGTCATTGCGTAAGCGCCGATTGCAGCGATGACACCAAGCATTGCAAGGCGTCCGTTAAGCATTTCAGCTTTTTCGTTGTGTGTCACGGTTACTTCTTCTGTATACATTCGAGGTTCTTTAGGCCAGATTTGTGTGTCGTTCATCCGAAGAAATCATCCGAACGTTCAAGCTTTTCAATAATCTCCTGACGATATGCAGGGTCATTGTCATAACGAGCATCGCTCATAGCAGCTACAACTTCAGCTTGACTACGGAAACGATCGCCACTTGTAGCTGGTGCTTTACCAGTAATCATTTGACCATCGCTTCCATTTTGGGCTTCGTACATTGAATACAATCCAGCAACTGCAAGTTCAATTGCTTTGGCATTGCCAGATTCAACTAATGAATCAAAGGCATCAATGGAAGAGCTATCTAGATTTTCACCAGCCCAGCCAACCAATGCATCGTATTGTTCTTCACCACCTACTGACTGTTTAATCGATTGAACTTGCCGATCATTCAGTTCAACACCTTGTGATGGCTGTGAGGTTTGATTGGCTTGTGTATTGATATAAGCAGCAATCAATTCTTCACTAGACATCGCAGTGAGTTGATTCATTGTCTCTTCAGACAACTCACCTTTCTCACCATATTCAGATGCTGCTGCATTAAGATAATCGGTAGGAGAATACTCAGCAGGTTCCTCTTCAAGAGTTTCCTGTTCAGCAGATCGGTCACCAAGCATCTTCTGTGCTTCGAGGTAACCTTTCTCTAGGTCTTGTACACTTTTATACTTACCAGCAAGTAGTTGATCATCAGCTGCTTGCATCTGTTCACCAATGGCAAGAGATTCTTGCTCATCAGCATTGAGTTCAGGAGCGTCTGCTTGAGACTCATCCATTGAAATTGTATCAGGCATCTTGTGGTGGTAGTTGTTGTTCTTGTGGTTGCTTAGATGGATCCATCATTGGTGCACTAGCAAGTTGACCAGCCTGATCCACAAGGGATTGCTGCTGTGCCATCTGTTGCTGTTGAGCCATCTCTTGCTGAATCTGTTCTTCACGCTTGACCAGTCCCAGGTAATCAATACCTTGAGCAGCAGCCAATCGTTTGATTGCTTCAGTTGAATCGATGTACTTCATCAGTGCTTCAGGACCAAGTGTCTGAGCAATAGTTGTAATGAATGTCGTCAAGCTTTCACGGTCTTGACCACGACCTAAGGCATTAACACCAGCAACAATCGTTGGACTGACATAATCCTTTGGAATCTTTGGTAGCTGACCATTCCGTTGCAGAACCATCATGACTCTGTTCAAATACGGAACGAGAAACTCAACGGTAAGCAGACTGAATAGTCCACCTAGTTGTTGTTCTAGTTCGAGTTGTGTAAGGCGTACTTCTTCAGCAGTTGTTCTTTCAGACTGTCGGATGTTCAGCTGTAAGAACGCCTCTCCAATTCGACGCTCAAGTTGTTGAGCAAGATTGGCAGCAGTAGCAAAGTCAGCTGTCTTGCCACCAGTAGTGACGACAGTGACATCTTCTTGTCTGCCCTGAATGATTGCACCGTTACCAGCCTGAGCAAGTGTCTGTGGCTTAGTAGTGCTCGACGGGCTTACAAGGAATACAACCTTAGCCGCCGCCGCTGATCCTTCGACCAGGGCCTGGCTTAGTGCCTCGAGGCTACGGAAGTCACCAAGGAATTCCTCTACACGACCACGACCGTAGTCTTCACCGTCGCAAGTATTGAATCTAAGAACCAACCAAGGGCTTGCATTCTTTGGAGCAGTACTTTTTGTACCGTCCATAACTTTACCCATGCATTCTTGATGCCAACGCCAACGACCGTTGTCTAGTTTGACGTGGGTGTAGATGTCTACTTCATCAGCATTCTGTGAGCTTTCATCTTGCACACTGTTTGGTTTCGGCTCAAAGTTCTTCATGTTCAGAAGTTCTTTGCTTACCGATTCCTTAGTAACGATCTCTAGTACCTCACCGTTGCCGTCACGGTTGACGACATAACGATTCAATGGGTAGTGCTTCAAGCCTTCCTTACCCATAAAGATCAATGCATTACCACCAACGATTAGATGTTTAAGTGCTTGATGCACCACAACACGATCATTAGAAGCAGCGATTGATTCCATGATGGTTCGTTCCATCTTGGAGAAAGACAGGTCAAGCTCACTCTTGATTTCAGGAGTAATATCTTCACCCAGCTTGTCTTCCTTAACTTGTAGTTTAAAGAAGGTGGTTTGTGGAGGAAGCAATGCAAGCATTAGCTTTGCAGCTAAAGTCACAACTGCCTTACTACCTACTGACTGCCAAGGTGTAATTAATACCTTATGGTTCCTTGTCTCTTCTTCACGAGAGATAAGATAAGGAAGGGTAAGCTTAGAGCATTCAACTGCTGTGTCTAAGAATTGATGTCTGTTTGAACTCAGCTTGTTGTAACGTTCAAGTGCAGTACTCATGCATTGATACCTCCTTGTGAATCCCTTGCATTCAAGGGAATCAGCAGTGAGGCAGCATCACGTTTTGGTGTTCTATTTCTGTCACGTAGACTTTTAGCACCAAAGGATACTGGTTTTTTCTCAGTCTTAGTTACTTCACGAGCAGGCAGTCTTGAAGTCTGTGCAATTTGAAGAGGTTTAGGCGGCGGTGGTGCTGTAACCTTTGCAATCTCTGGTGGCGTAGGTTGTTGGTTATTGTTGAAACACATTAGTTTTCTATTCGTTGGATTAACCACTCCACGACTGAACGTTGTCCAG